TCGCGGAGAAGCTGATGGGGCATCCGAAGTATGCGGCTATCAACAGCCATGTAGCGGATGAGATTGACAAGACGGTGGATGAGATCAAAGACAAGCCGGTTGCGCCAACTCCGGCGCCTGTCCCGCCAGTTGAGCCTGAGTTGCCTTTGGAACCGAAGCCAGCTGAGGCAAAAGCCATCCCGACTCGGCGTGTCTGGGATGGCATGCCCGGTCCAGCTGAAGCACAGGAGTGATTCATGACAATGGCAAATATATCAAAATGGGTCTTATCAGGCACGGGGCCGATTTGGTATAGATGTTTTCTTGGACAACATCTCGATAATGGCGCATATGGGCCTCCTTATTGGCACCATGTATTAACAATAGGGCCGATAACATTTAGCTGGAAAACTAAGGAGGTAAAATATGACAAGAGTAATCCTCTCTGATTATGGCCCCGAATCCAAATCCGGCGGAAGCCGAGCCACCTGTGGCGGGGTGAAGGAAGCAAAGGAACTTCCCTACAGCCCTCCCGTTGGCCCGAAGAACCAGACTCGAGGGCCTGGGCTTGGGCAGAACAACCACGGGAATGCTGGAACGCAAGGAAAACGATGATGGAAACGATTGGTTGGGCAGTTGAGCAAATGCATTGTGGGCAGAAAGTTCGCCGATCTGGTTGGAATGGAAAGGATATGTTCATAGTCCTTATGCCGGATATGCGCCTTCCACCCCACACTGCTCAAGGCACGGAACGGAAGGTTAACGCCCGAACGGATAGGTTTATCGGCGAGGACACGCCGCTTAACTGCCGCCCATACGTTGCATTATGGAATGCACGTGGCGAGTGGCAACCTGGTTGGACCTGTTCACAAGAAGACCTTCTTGCTACAGATTGGGAGCTAGCATAACCCATGACCGCCCTCGTTGATATCGGCAACCGTGCCCTTCAAGCCCTCGGCACCCGCGTCACAATGACTGCGGCCGAGTTGTCCGGTCAGACATCCAACGAGGCGATCCAGCTAAACCTTGTCCTCACCCCAACTCGGCGGGCCTTGCTACGTATGGCCCCTTGGGCCTGTGGCCTAAAGACCGCCAACCTTACCTACATCACCTCCGCCCCCGGAACACCAGAGAACACAACCGCAGCAACTACCCTCTGGCAGCCAGGCCAGCCCCCACCGCCGTGGAGTTATGAATACCAATACCCCGTCGATTGCCTTCGGGCCTGCTGGTTAATCCCCGCAACCCAAACCGGCTTTGCGGGCGGGATTCCAATCACCACCGCAGTAACTGGTGGCGCGGCCTCGTTCTGGCAAGGGCCGCCAGTGAAGTTCCAGATACAAACAGATGCGTTCTATGCCGTTAGTGCAGCAGCTATAGCCTATGGAGGAAATAACAATGCAGTCGGAGACATCCTCACTCTTGCAACCACCCCGAGCGGGAACGTACCTATTGGAGCGTCTGCGCAACTTACGGTCACCTCTGTGGGAGCGGGCGGAGTTATCACAGGTGTCAGTGTTGTTAACTCCGTCCCAAATGTATCCAACTCCCCTTCTGGAGGAACAGAAATCCTCGGCGGAGCTTACTTCGCTCCACAAGCAAATCCAGTGGCCGTAAGCCTAACAACCGGCTCTGGCAGCGGGGCACTATTCAATCTAACCTTCACCGGGCCATCCCCGCAGCGCGTTGTTTTAACCAACCAAGAATTCGCCACGATGGCATACATCCAGGATGTCCTGGACCCGAACCTTATGGATGATCAATTCCAAGAGGCATACGTCAAAATCCTCGCCGGGCAGGTATGCATGGGCCTGACCGGGGATAAGAAGCTGGCGAATATGAAAGTTCAGGAAGCGAATACAATCGTTGCCTTGGCGCGGCAGAGTGATGGAAATGAAGGGCTAACCACCAACGATATAACCCCAGATTGGCTCCGTATCCGTGGAATCGATTTCGTCGAACCATATAGCGGACCTTTTTCTGGTATGGATTGGGGTGGGATGTTTCCATTATTCGGATAGGAGATGATCCATGGCCTTTCAAGAAGGTGTATTACTTCGTAACGCAAAGCTAAACGCAATACCCACCAACCTTGGTGCATCAGCGACGTTGAAGATATTCTCTGGGGCTGAACCGGCTAATTGCGCGGCGGCAGATCCGTCGGGTCTATTAGCCACTATAACACTTCCAGCAAGCCCATTCGGTGCCGCCTCGGCAGGAGCCATTGCCATGGCTGGAACGTGGTCAACCACCGGTTCCGCTACTGGCACAGCCGCTAGCTTCCGCGTATATGACTCCAGCGGCAACTGTGCAATGCAGGGCAATGTCACTACCGATTTGGTGTTAAACAATACTTCAATCACTTCCGGCCAGGCAGTTCAAGTTACTCAATACACAATCACCACGGGGAATGCATAATGGCAAACCGTACTGCCTGGACGGGCGGCCTACTCAATTCCGGCCTTGGTTGGACCGCGCTTTTCGGCTCGGAGCTGAATCAGGCTTCATTTGCCACCGGTGACGCAATCCTTTCGAGCGTGACAATCACCAACGGCTCGAGCCTCGACATGTTCTTCGACGTGTCGTTTGAGATGGTGATTTCTTCGAACACCATCGTCGCTGGCGCCAACTTCGTCTTGTGGCTCATGCCACTGATGGAAGATGGCTCGACCTATGGCGACAACTCGTTGACAACGACCGCCGCTGCGGTGACGCCGGGGCTGTATCCGAAACTGATCATGCCGTTGCGCCCAGCGACGGCTCAGACTACGCTCTACGGCGTCAACAACGATCCGCTCATCATGCCGCCCGGAAGCTGGGCGGCCGGCTTCCAGAACAACTGCGGCTTCACGCTTGCGTCCAGCGGCAACGTGGCAAAATTCCGCAGCTACAACATCAATCTGAACTCGTGAGGCGATGATGCGCCTCGCCTATCGCCGCAATCAGCTAGCCTACCCGGGAGGGCGCAATCCTGGGTTCGATCCAGCGCATATAGCGGCTGGCGGCTTGACACGGTGGTCGGCGGTCGCCACTGGCAACGCTTTTATAAACCTACTCAATGGCAAGCCTACCACTGTTAGTGGGACAGAGGCAGCCAACATGACCCGCATCGGGCCAGCGGTTTCGGGCTCCACCACCGCAGCAGGCAATACGATCGCCAATCCCACTACAACCACCCCAGCCGCCCTGACCCTGGCGGCTATCATTATTCCAACCGTAAGCTCTGGAGCAAACTATCTGGTGTCGACCAGTTCGTCGGGCACCTATGGCGGCAACACGCTTGAGTTGGCCGCTCTTGTACTTAAGTTATACGCCGCCAATACGACGCTTGTTTCCTCCGGGCTGCCGGCGCTGTCGTTGAACGTACCATATTTCGTTGCCGTCAGTTGCAATCCAACGATTGGGCTGGCGAATTTTATTGTTGCTAATTTGGCAACAGGGCAGATCTATGCGGCTTCTGTGGCGCAGACGACAGCTTTCAGCGCTTATACAGCCTTGGGTGTTATCGGGGGGACGACATTCGGGAATAGTCGCTACGGCTCGCAAGTCGCCTGCGCCATGGTGTCGGAAGCCTATTTGTCGCCGGGGCAGCTGCTCGCCTGGGCGCAAAATCCGTGGGATTTCTGGTATCCGCCGACGGTTGAGAATCTAATATTTACAAGCTTTAAAGGTGGTAGTCTAAGCCCAGTGACAGGGGCACTTGCAGTAACTGAAGCTGATGATTCTATATCAGCCTCTGGTGCATTGGTGGTTAATGGTTTATTGTCAATCATTGAGGGTGATGATGCTATAACAGCCTCTGCTGGGGTGTCAGTCTCCGGAACGTTATCGATTACAGAAGCTAATGATACTCTAGTAGCTGCTGGGTACTCAGGTACTATAACAGGTACATTGTCCATAAACGAAGCTGATGATATTCTATCAGCCACCGGCTCTGTTGGTAGTACAACAATCACTGGAATGTTAAATGTCATGGAAATCGACGACGCTCTTACCTCCCAGGCCTTTGTCTTCAACCCGGCCCCGATTCCACCTGCTGGACGTATATTCAATCCCGGTACAGAATGGCAATACTTCGATAGGCTGATTGATTCGAGAAGGCATACAGCTTAATGTCCGACCTCGTAATTCAAGCCTCATTCAACTCGGGCGAATGGTCCCCGAATCTATTCGCCCGCGTCGATCTCCAGAAATACAAATCTGGTACTGCTTTACTCCAGAATTTTTTTGTGGACTATCGCGGTGGTGCATCGACCAGGATGGGGTCTAGGTACATCCTCCAAGCCTATAAATCCGCCACGGCTGTTCGAGTCATTCAATTCCAAGCTGCTTTTAACATCGGCTACGCGCTTGAATTTGGTAATTATTACATTAGATTCTATTATAAAGGCTCTCCAATCCTCGAGACAGGGATTAACATCACTGGAATTACACAAGCCAATCCTTGTATTGTTACCGCCCCTGGGCATTCTTACAGTATTAATGATTGGATCTACATCTCCAATGCCGGCGGCATGTCTCAAATAAATGGTGGGTATTACTCCATCGCGAATGTTGCTGGGAATAACCTAACTATCTCTGACCTGAATGGCGTCCCGATAAATTCAACCGCATGGACTGCTTATACTTCTGGGGGAACAACTCAACGAGTTTACACACTTTCATCCCCATATGCCGCTGCTGATTTGGCTTTACTTAAATTCGCCGAAATTCAAAATCAGATGATAATATGCCATCCAAATTACTCTCCGTATGTTCTTACCCTTATAACCGCTACGGATTGGACTATTAGCGCAATCATCTTTGGATCCACCGCTATACCACCGACTAATGTGGGAGTATCCACAACATTTGTTGCTGGGAGCACGAATTATTCATATATCGTTACTTCAATCGATTCAAACGGGCAAGAGTCCACGCCATCGACTGCGGCTTCGTTAACTAACACACAAGACATTCGCTCGGTTTCTGGGTCGAATAAAATATACTGGACGGCCGGGGTTGGTGCTATTGCATATAATGTATACGAATCCCAGGTCAGTTATTTCGGCGTTGTACCAGCCGGAATCAATTATGGCTTTATCGGTACCTGTTCCGGAACTTCATTTATTGATTCCAACATCGGCCCGGATTTCTCTCAAGGGCCACCGGTTGCGCAGAATCCATTTATTGGAGATGGGGTTGCTAATGTTTCAGTGACGGGTGCTGGAACTTATACCTCCGTCCCAACCGCTACAACTTCCGGTGGTTCGCCGCAAGCGACGGCGACACTACAGCCTGTATTGGGTGTAACTTCTGTACCTACAGTATCGGCTGCCGGGACGGGATATGCTGTTAATGATGTTATCAATTTCGGCAATAGTCTATCCGTCCGTGTAACCGGTATTGGTGGTGGCGGCGCGATTACTTCATGGGTAATCATCAATGATGGTTCGATATTATCAGGATCCACCCCATCCAATCCAATATCGCAATTAAGCACAACAGGTAGCGGCACTGGTGCAACAGCTTCAGCTGTTTGGGGTGTTATTGGTGTTAATGTTGTCTATT